TCTCTACGTTTGAGGAGTTTCTCCACTTTACCTTTGCAGCATTAATACTATTTATCCAGTCTCTGAATAACGAAGAATCAGTAACAACTGTGGAGTTCACATATTGTATCAATAAGTTTTTATTCAAGTCCCAATTATTGTTTACTATCTTGGTGTATGTTTTGATCTCAAAAACTTCATTAGTTAAATTATCATATGCCTTGGCAATATAGGTGTAAGTTTTGTTTGGTGTTAAATCTGGGTTGTATTCAACAACCTCAGCTAATTTATCAGAGTCAATAAGTCTGAAATTATTAACTGTCAGATATTCATCCTTTGGCGTTTTGTAAACGATACGAACATTAAACACATTAGTATAATATCCTGTTATATTATTACCGCTAACATAGATCGTATCTGGATTTGTTTCTTGAGGTTCCAATACAACAGTATATGACGAAGAAGGAAACTCTGAATTTGTATAAACTATTGAATGGGAAAATGCAGCGTACTCGTCAACTGCGGGTAACGCTGAATCTTCAATACTCCAAACTCCTGGCATTACTTACCTTTCGGTGGGATGCTATTTATTAGATAGAACCCTGATGGCAGACCAAGGGCATTTCGCTTATAAGTCTTATCATTAACCATAGTAAATGCCATTCTGCGGTTGTTATCTTTACGATAGCTAATATGAATCCAAACGGAATCTGGGTGTCTATACTCCAGAATCAATTGATCATAAACAATCAGTGGTTCTATCTTCTGGATAAGCTCAAACGTTTTGTTGTACTTGTCTGGGATAGTTAGAGCAATATCAACGCAATGCCCCTTACAGTGGTCCGAAATTGGAGACTCGTTGGAGACAACACCTCTCAATCTATAACCAGATGTAATAACCCACTGAGAGTTATAACCAGAACGACCACCTGGAAGAACTTCAAGGATTGGTTCAACCACGTTGTTTGCAGTTTCGGCTAAGTTACCAACAATTTCCTGAACAGTGTAAAGACGCTCTGGTGCGCCAGCGTTAGGTTTTAACATTTGTGGCGTTAGTCTATGTTTACCGCCAACACCGCCAGAAATCATCATACCAAGAACAACGCTCTTAGATAGTTTATAATCGTTAGAGAAGTCTTTTGTATTTTGAATTTTAGTCTTATCCACAACAACAGGCTTAGATGAACCACCAGTAATAATCGCAGCTTGTTCATCTGCCACTGGCGCTGGGGCACCAGAAATACCTTCTTGAGATGATTGCTTATGAGATTGAGCTCTACCTTCTGGCGTATCCCAATCATCAGGGGTTTCAATAATAGCCTTTTCTTCAAATTCTCTTGGTGGTGGTACTGAATATTTGATAGAAGAATTTAAAGGTGTTCCTGCTTCTGGTGGTGCAAGTTCAACTGTTTCAACGTCTGGTGATCCAGAAGCACCGTTACCGAACTGACCTTCAGAATAATCCATTCTAGTGTCACCAGCAGAAAGATAGTTTGCTTCACCAAGAGATTCAACATTGATGTTTGCACCCTTGGTTGTAAAATCACCAACAGCTTGGATGTTTAAATTCTCTTGAGATTTTACCGACATACCATTAGCGTCAATACTGTATTTACCAGCAACCTTCAACTGGAAGTCACCTCCGACAACCATAGTTGCATCGTTGGCAACTCCAATCTCTATATTATTACCAACTTCAACTTTCGCATTCTGGGAAACTTGAATGTTTGCGTCAGAACGAGCAAAAATATTTGTGTCGCCGTCAACAGTAATGTTACATTCACCCGCAACGTGAATACACCCGTTCTGTTCCATGAGGATGAAGTTATCACCAACGATATAATTAACTTGTGTTCCGTTTGGATCAATCTCAGTGTATGTACCAGATCTATGATATGTTTGAACACGTTCTTGTCCAGGAGTATCATCAAACTCCATCACATGTCCAGACTCAGTTTCTAAAACTTTGTTGAATGGGTATTTTGAACCATAAGGTGCTGCTGGTTGATCCCAACTTCCACCAAGAGCTTTTGGGATACCCATTTTTCTATTTGCATCTTTTAACTTAACAATTGTACCATCAATAATACCACGGGCTAATCTGTTAACGTCTGACTCACCAATATATCCCTTCAGCGGGTATTTGTTATTTGGATCTCGGAAACCAAGACCAAAAGAACCTGTGTCAATAGATTTTTTAGAAGGTCCTGGAGTTGAATCAGAATCTGTTGTTAAGTCTGGTGCTGCGGCTGCGGCATCCTTAATAACACCACCAGATGCTTCTTTACCGTAAAAATATTCATAGTAAGATAATTTCTTAGCAGATATATCTGGAGAATTAACGCCAACGGCTTTCTTAGCTGCATAAAAATAGTCTGGGTGTGCGTTGATATTGATACCAGCTGGAACTCTATCCTTAATATACAGGGCTGCCACGAGAGCAGATGTATTGATATCATTGTCAAGAGAATCTGGATCATTAACAATATCAACGTTTAAGCCAGACTTGATTGCAAGGTCATTATAACGTTTATAGTTTGAATAACCAGTCAATTGGATAAAACCACGACCGTAATATTTTCCACCATCTTCGTCTGTTTTATGACCAAAGAAACCCTTACCACGTTTAGTTGGACCATAAGCCCAAGAGAAAAATTCTTCCCTGCTTATTCCATTCTTTGTAGCGTTTGAATACTTTGCAACGTCTTCTTCTGTCGCGAAAGAGAATATTTCTTTTAATCTAGAAGGGCTGTAATTGTATGCCTCTTTCTTTGGCACCCAACCAGATTCACCACCAGCAATACCCAACACCGCACACTTCTGTTCTTTGGTGGTTAGACCAACCTTATCACATGCTGCAATAAGTGCCTTGATACCTTCAGATGCTTTTGTTTGTGAGTTTTTAAATTCTGGTAACGGTGGTAACGTTGGTATCTCGCTGTTAACTGGAGTTGTTTTAATCACTTCAGCTTTTTGATCCAGTGTTGAACCTGTGATGTTTGTTTTAGATTCAATAACAGATTTAACAGAAGCCAGAGGTGGATCAAAATTTAAGATATTCTCTGCATAATCTCTAACAACAGTTGAGATTGTAATTTGTGTTCCACTATCAATAGAAACAATTACTGTTCCATATTCGATGCCAAACCCAGAAACGCGCATGTTAGCTTCAAGGGAAGAAGTTAAGTTTGTTCTACTGGATTCTGGATCATACAGGGTTAATTGTTGTCCAGTAGTTGGTCCTGGAATTGTTCTAAGTCTGATTGTATCAGTTGCGACGTCTTGTTTATTAATTGGACCAGAGTCATCAAAGTCAATCGGAACAGGTTCGGTAGCAATACCACCAACAGCGCCAAGGATAACACCCTGTTGATAAATGTCATCCAGATACATTACAATAACCGATGAACCCTCGACTGGTCCAATTGGCGTCCAGCCAATTCCGTTCATTGCAGCTGATGTAGTTGGTTGCATAGTCGCACACCATGGCAAATCAGCGGTTGGTAATAAGTTTTTATCGTGAGTGTGCAAACCAACAACGCGAACTTGACATCTACCAAGTTCAAGCGGATCGCTTCTATTTTCCACAACACCGAAATAAATATTTTGCGCCATTATACAGCCTTCTTCATAGAATCTTTAATCAATTCAATATAACAAGTGTGTCCAGATATTGAAATTTCATGATTGATAGCGGATACAAGATACTTACCACTGTTTACAGTGTCTACTAAATCTTGTAATCTATCTCGTTTTTTCATCGGTTGTTTCTTATACATTGTAACTTCAGCAATTTGACCAACAGTATAATCGCAACGACCAGCAACTGTGATATTTATTTTCTGCGCTTCAGCCATCTTTAGGAAAGAGATACGTTCTTGAAGGATACGTGCGTTGGTTGTATCACCAAAAGATGTAAACGTCTCAAATGCTCTAGGGAACAAAATATGCAAAGCACTACTTCTGTTAATAACTTTGTCTGAATATAGCGGGTTTTGGTTTAAGTGAGTCTGCGATTTAAAACGATTTTTAACATCAAAGTTTTTAACAGTATATGTCTTTTTGGTGGAGTCATAAGAAATAAGTTTTGATGCATACATACCACTTCTCAGTCTGTCCATGTAGTCGTATGAAGTTGTATATTCAACCTCAGCGATACGTTTGTAATCTTCCATGATGTTAAGGATGTTACCACCTTGTGGGAAACTATCACGAGTATATTTGTCATGGATAAACTGCTGATACACTTTACCCTTGTATAGTTGTTCAAGAGAAGCAAAATTAAACCCATTCCTATTTTCAAAGAATAGGAATGATGGAGATTGTGTTTCTGATATAGAGTTGTCAGATAAGAAAGTTAAGTTCTTAATTGGCGACCAATATGGAGAAACATATTTAATTGTGTTTCTGGTGTTTTCAACATTGAACTTCTTTTTACTTTGTAAACCATCAATTGGGTCTTTAACGAATGTTGATACGATATCTGAAATTTTACCAGAGTAAACTTTACTGATTTTCTTGTTTGTATCAATCAGAGATTCAATAGAAATAAAATTTAACTCATAAGCAATAGATCTATCGCCAACGTTAATCTTGTCAGTCATCTTGTAGATATGGAAGACACCACTGATAACGCCATTTGAAACTGTTGGAGTTACAATCTTTAACTCGAGCTGTTCTTCACCAAGCAATGGTAATAAGTTCTGAAGGTCAAACGATTCCTTCAAAACAATAGAACCAGTTATAAATGGGGAGAAGATATCCTCATAAACTCTAACTTGAATAACTTGGTTAGTCACATTCTGATATATACCCTTTGCCGAAACAATGACAACACGTTCAATGTTTACATCGCCAGCAAATCTTAATGGTGTTGATGGATTATAATTTTGAGGCATTATAGCTCGTCTTCAAAGTTTCTGATAATAGTTTCCAGTAAAGATGGAGAAATAATTTTAATTCTTCTTTTTTGGTCGTTCTCTAATCTATGAACAACGTCACCTGTTACTGGAATAGCAGTTTCACTCGGGTTAACGCGAACACCAAGGTTATTTAAATAATACACTGGGTTGTTTTCTCTTCCTTCAGTGTTAATAGTCAGCTGCACATTACCAACTCCAGATTCAACAGTTGAACCACTAGTCCCGTGTTCTATTAACCACTCATTTGTATTGTGGTTTGGTACTGGGAAATAAAAATACTGTGTGTCAGAGTCTAAACCAAGAAAATCTGTTGGGAAATTAATAGTTTGGATAAAAGAACTATCATCGTCTTTTATTGTGACTTTCACTGGAGCAGTCAAATACGCAGCATCAAATGGTACTTGAACGCTTGTAATTCTAATATGAAAATATATTTCACCATCAGATCTGGGACCCCAAAACCAATCCTCTGAGTATAAAGTTGGATTATATACATCAGCGATATGTTTTTGTAATACTGGTTCAATTAGTGGGAAGTCTGACCTGTAATCGTATTTACCATTTGCCAACATAACAACCCAATGATATTCTGGTGTACCATAAAACTTCTCTGATATAATTTCTGGGGTTTCACCATCAACAATGTCATACTCATCATACAGAGTGATATTTTCTAAAAGTTCCGACTTAAAACGAACGTTTCTGGTAATGTCTAAAACTACTCTTGTTTTAACCTTATCACCGTAATTGAAGTCATATAAGAATTGAGGGAAATCTTTGAAATACATTATAGACCTCCTGGACCAGATAATCCAACTGTTTCCTTGGAAGCCAGCTGTAGTTCTTGGAATTCTAGAGAAACGTTAATTTGTGTTGGCATACCGTTAGCAAAAACAGAGAAATTACCATTTGGTGTATAGTTAACAGACATTGTCTTCAAAACACAAGAAGTGTGTCTATGAAGGTTTAAGTTCTCCCCGCCATTTGTATAGTAGATAATATCAAACTCTGATGGGTAGATCCACACATAGTTTAATTCACTCTTAAACTCTGGGTGCATATGCAACTTAAATTTATGAATAATGTTCAAAACGTTTTCAGCTTCAAATTCATCTCTCGGATAGAACTGATAATCAAATGTAAAGTTTCTGAATTGAACACCTTGGAACAATTGTTCTTTCTTGGGGTTTGACGCTAAACCGAAAGCACCACCTGCCGCTGGCGGTAACTTGTCCAATACTTTAGAAAATGCATATTCTGCCCCAAGACCAGCCACATCAAGGGCTTGTTTTTTAACAGCTTCTGGATAATTCGCAAGTGCTTCTGCTGCAGCGCCACCAGCTTGTATGAGGGCTTGCGCGCCAGCTGTGTCAGCTTCACCCCAATCCATGCCATATCTAACACTTAATTGGTTTGGTATGTGTAGAGCAATTGCAGTCGCTAATCTTCTCTGGCTCCTAGCGTGAATGGGAACAGCGTTTTTAATTGCTTCAGTATCAATAGAAGCTGCGGTTTCTGGTAACGCTTGCTTAAATAAACTACCAACTTTGTTGATACCTTCTTTTAAAGCATCAGCATTAGCAACTAGACTACCACGCATATTAGCTTCAGTGCTCTTATCAAGTTCAAAGTTTTGTTCAGTTGTTTTTAAAACAGAAGCGTCTGAAATATTAATGTAGAAAACAGCATAATTACCACCATATGCTGGAGAACCCATCAAATCCATAGGATATGAATGTTGATCGACTTTATACTTGTTATCAATACCAGTTTTTCTGGTTGTGGCTATTGTTTGAGCCTTTGGCGGTGTTAACGCTTTGGCAACTGAAGAAACCCCAGAACCTGCAGCAACGCTACCCTCTTTGGCATATTGGGCAACTTTTTGCTTAATGTCATCTAGACTGAAATTCGAGAATATTCCCATAGGTGTTCCTAAATATTTTTATTTGATTACTATTATTTATGTTCCATAAAAGGAAGTTCGTGCCAACAAATCCACAAAAATACAGTGGAGACATTAGCAACATTATAATGAGATCTTCTTGGGAAACAAGATTCGCGAACTGGTGCGATAAGAACCCTTCAATAATCAGGTGGAGTTCTGAAGAAACAATAATCCCATACGTATGCCCTACTGATAATAAATTACACAGGTATTTTATAGACTTTAAAATACACGTACAACAAAAAGATGGTTCGGTGCGTGTTTACCTAATTGAAATAAAACCAGCTAAACAGACTATACCACCAGAATATCCAGGAAGAAGGACTAAGAAGTATTTAGCCGAGTCATATGGTTTTATAAAAAATCAAGCTAAATGGAAAGCAGCAACAGAGTACGCTAAAGACAGAGGGTGGGAGTTTAAAGTAATTACAGAGAAAGAACTCGGGATATAATACCTAAATAGTGTTTATGCCTGTTGCTATCACACAAAAACGAACTGCTGCCCAGATTGCTGCTCTCGATATTTTCGAGAAGAACAAGTACGACCTAAAAACAGCGTTTCGTAAATCTAAGGCTTGGTACGAACAACAGATGATTTTGTTGATGAAACAGATCAATAGTCCGTGGGCTGTACTAAAAGGTAACCCAACACAGCTAACAACTAAATTGATGCCTGGGAAGATGTATATGTACATCTATGACCCTTTATATAAATCATCAATTCCTTACTTTGACCGTTTCCCGTGCACCTTATTGTATAAGCGATCAATTAGCGGTTTCAGTGGTATCAACTTTCATTATCTTCCGTACCAGATGAGAATGCAGTTATTATATTATCTAATGCAATACAAAACTAACGCTAAGATGGACGAAAACACTCGTATCAAATATAGTTGGGCAGCTATCAACGGTGTTCAGAAATTCGCTGCTGCAGTTCCAGCCTTTCACAACTATAACTTCGGTGGACTGAGATCTACGTTCAGAGAAATTCGAGCATATGATTGGGCTACTGCCGTTCTATTACCAGTTGAGCAATTTGTTAAAGCACCTGATGATAGAATTTGGGATAAATCTCGTCAATATGTAAACTCGATGAAGAGAAAGAAGAAGAAATAAATGGCAAACAGACAAAAAGATTTTATTGCTGAGATTAAAACAAAAGGTATTGCTAGAACTAACCGTTTTACGGTTGACTTCACTCCACCTAAAGCTATGCCTGAATTAACAAAGCGTATGTTGCTATTTTGTGAAAAGGCTTCGTTGCCAGGTATAAATTTCGCCACAACTACAAATAGAACTTTTGGTGAGACTAGGGAAGTAGTTTATGATAGAATGTTTGAACCTATTACTTTGACATTTCACGTTGACCGTCAAATGACTGTTAAAGAAATCTTTGATAACTGGTCCCAATACATTATTGATCCATCTACTAGAACAGTTGGATGGTACAACAACTACGTGACGCCAATGACAATAAGAATCCAAGACTTGGAAGATAACACCACATACTTGGTTCAACTATTTGAAGCATACCCTAAAACTATCGGTGCTGTGAGTTTGGATGCTGCTAACAATAACGATACGATGAGATTAGATGTGACATTCCAGTTTAAACACTGGTACGCAACACCAATCTCAGAAGTTCAAGCTGGACAATACGCAGGGCTTGAACAGTCCGCTGGTGGTTTCTCTAGATATCTAAAAGATTTCCAGGGATTCCAGCAGAAATATTTGAAAGGTTTGGGTGAGGCTGGTAACTTCGTCACTGGTGCTGTTGGTCAATATGCTATGAGAGGATTCTCTCACTTTACAAGCAGAATACCAACTATAAAATTTTAATTTTTTGGAATATATATGAATACTGATGAATCTTTGTCAAAAGTCTTTGATCTTGAGCCTATGCAAAACCACGAAATAGTTGAAGCAGGGGCTAGTGTTGTTTCTATAGAAACTTCAGATAAAATCGAAAGTGATTATACCAAAACTAGAGAAAACTTATACGAGTTATTATCTAAAGGTAAAGAAGCCCTCGAAACAGCACTAACTGTTGCTAAACAATCTGAACACCCGAGAGCGTTTGAAGTTGTCGGAAACCTAATGAAACAATTAGCTGACATTAATCAGCAGTTGATGGATGTTCATCACCAAAAGAAAAAATTGGAAGAACCTTCTAAAGCTCAATCTAACAAGAATACAACAAACAACGCTATCTTCGTTGGTAGCACCGCTGAATTGAGTAAAATGCTTACAAATATGAATAAAGGAGAATAATTATGGCTTTACCAATGAATACCCAACCGACATTTAATATGACTATTCCATCTTCTGGAAAGAATGTCAGATTCAGACCATTTGTGGTTAAAGAAGAAAAAGCACTTTTAATCGCACAACAATCTGAGGATCCAACTGTAATGGTTGATACACTCAAGAGTGTTTTTAAAAGCGTGGTCCAAGATCCGATCGACGTTGACAAGTTGGCTATCTTTGATATTGAATATATGTTCCTGCAGGTGCGCGGTAAATCAGTTGGTGAAACAATCGATCTGTTATTCCAATGCGATAATGATCACGGTGAACAAAACGAAAAAGCTAGAAGCAAGGTAACTATTAATATCAGCGACCTTGAAGTTATTAGACCAGATGGGCACACTAACAAAATTGATTTGTTTAATAATGTTGGTGTTGTTATGAAGTACCCAACTCTAGATGCTGCTGACACACTAAAAGATGCAGATGATATTGAAGAAGTATTCAGCATGGTTGCTGATTTAATTGATATGATTTATGATGGGGACGAAATCTATTATGGTCACGAAACAAAGAAAGAAGAACTATTACAGTTCTTGAATAATCTAACGTCAGAACAGTTCTCTAAGATTCAAAAGTTCTTCGAGACTATGCCTAAGATTAGTACGAAGGTTGAATACAAATGTCCAATCTGCGGTAAAGAACACCATAAAGTATTGGAAGGGTTGCAAAGTTTTTTCTAATGGCTCTCGGTCATGAATCTCTGGAGAACTATTATAGAATGAACTTTGCTTTAATGCAATATCATAAATATAGTTTGGCGGAGTTGGAAGAAATGCTTCCCTTTGAACGAGAGCTATACGTTGCTATGTTAGTACAATATCTAGAAGAAGAAAAACAACGGATCGAATCCAAAAAGAGGATGTAAGAAATGCCAAAAAGAGGTGGTAAGGGACCAATTAAAACCATAGCAAGAGGCATGGGCAAAGCAAACAGTGCCCTTGGACAAATCACAGCTGTTTTAGATCAACAGTCCCAAGCCCTTCAACAAATTCAAGCCGCAGGGCAGTCAGATAACGGAACTAATCAGAGCGATGCTAAAGTCTTAATGTCTATTAAGATCCAGCAAGCCCAGTTAGAACTCCAAAAAGACCAAGTAGCTTTCCTTAAGAAAATCTCTGATAGTCAAAACAAACAGATTGAAGCCTTACAAAAAAGCAACAAAGACTGGAAGACTGTTGGTGACAAGTTTAAGGATATGAAGCGCAGCCTTCAGGATGCGCTTGACCCCGACACAATCAAGAAAGCCATGCTTGGTCCATTCTCCATGTTCAAGGGTGCTAGGGACAAGATGGAGAGGATTGACTTCACCAAGCAAATGCGTGCGCAAGGTGATACTAGAAGTTCTTCTGAATTAAACAAAGTAGCGAAACAAAAACAAAAAGATGAAAAAGCAGCGCTAAAAGCTCAAGATGAGATCGACCGTCTTAAAAAGATGGGTGTTAGCGAACGTGATATAAAAAGAAATAAACCAGAGTTATTCACTAAGCGCGATGCTTCATTAAAAGCAGCAGATGATGCTAGAATAGTAAACCCAAAAGAAAAGTCAGTAAAAACAGTAAAGGGGGTTGAGAAACCAATAACACCAAAGGGTGTTTTCTCTGGGGACCAACCTTCTGCGAAACTATCAAAAACTCCTTCTGACGAGGGTAAGGTTGCTCAATCAACAACAGACATACTAGCCGAGCAACAAGTAAAAGCTGAACAAGATAGAGAAAATCTCCGTTTGATGTCCATTCAAACGGATTTAATGCAACAAATTGCTAACAATACTGCAGCAATGGCTGGCAAACGATCATCTGCCGCAGGAGGAGCAGAAGATTCATCTGGTGCTTCTGGTTCAGCAAATCTTGGTGAGTTTGCTAAGTCAATGAAAGGTATTGGTTCAGCATTAGGTGGTTTGGGTAAGGGTGTTGGTATGGCTGTCGGTGGCGTCATTGGTGGAATATTCCAAGGCATTATGACTGGTTTATCTGACGGTATCAAAGCGTTCGCTAATGTTAAAACTGTTGCTGGCGTTGCAGTTTTAGGGTTATTAACAGTTGTTGTTTGGGGGTTGAGCAAAGCACTAGATAGTTTCGCTGCATTAGAGTGGGAAACTTTAGGAAAAGCATCTGCTACTCTAACTGGCTTGATATTAGCAGGGGCTGCTGCAGGAACTATGGCTCCTCTATTGGGCATTGGCGCTTTAGCGTTAGCTGGACTGGGTGGTGCCGTGTGGGTCATTGGCGGTGCCATGGAGATGATGGGGTCTGGTCTTGAGCGATTGGTTTCTGGTCTTGAGCGTCTACAAGACATTGATGGCGATAAATTGATCCAAGTGGGTGAAGGTCTTAAAAACCTTGGTTTAGCTTTTGCTGCCTTTGGTGCTGGACAAGCAGCAGCTGGTCTTGGTACTCTAGTTGGAAACTTATTGACTATCGGTCAGGATTCCCCCGTTGAGCAATTAGTAAAAATTGGTACAGCTGGGGAAGGTGTGGAAAAGGCAGGTAGGGGGTTGACAACACTATCCGGAGCAATGAAAGAATTCGCTAAAGTAGATTCTGGAGCAATGAAGGGTGTTAGAGATTTCCCATGGGAACAAGCGACTAAGTTTGCTGCAGCTGGTGGCGCGATGCAGGTCGCAGGTGCAAAAGTTTACAGCCAGTCAAAGGGTAATGCTGACGAGAAAGCTAAAGTTGAAGGTAAAGTGGGTGCAGCAGTAGTTGCCCCGAGCACAACGACTATCCAACAAAATAATAATCAAACGAACGTGACAAAAGCTCCAACAAGAAACCCAGAATCAAGTTATAACAGATACTTAATGTCTAGGTTCTAAAATGATGAAAAGGGAGCTTAAAGCTCCCTTTCTTTTTGGTCAGACTAGATTAGTCTTCTGCGGCGATTTTCTCAAAGTAAGACATAACGTCTTCATCGTCATCCATCGCTGGTTTAGCCGATGCCTTTGGCGTAAACGCTGGAGCAGCTTTCGCTGGCTCAGGTGCTTCCATAGAAGCTGGTTCATCTTTAGCCAATTCTGCAGCAGACTTAGCATTGAAACCATCACCAGAAAGAACCTCATCCAACTTCTTCTTCAGGTCAGCGTAAGACTTGAAGTTCTTACGATCCAAGAACTCAGACAACTTATGTTGAGCTTGAGCAACTGCAACAATCTTGTCGTCATCGCCGAGAGCAGATGGTTCCATGAACGCTGACTCATCATAGTTAGTGAATCCATCCTTCTTACGCATACGCAGTTTGAAGTTAGCACCTTCCCAGAAGTCAAACACGTTGACTGGCTTTTCATCTTCAAAAGTTGGGCGAGCCTTATCCATGATTTTATCAAAGATCTTCTTACCAAACTTGAAGAGCATAACCTTACCCTCGTTCTCTGGATGCTTCGGATCAGAAACAATAAGAACGTTGGCGATGTAAGACAGACGACGCTTTTGGTTTTGCGCAATCTTCTTGTTAGCTTCAACGCCAGAGTTCCAGAGTTGAGTGTTTAGTTCGCTAACAGGGTCTTGTTCGCCGAGAGTAGTCAGGGAGTTTTCGATGTACCACTTACCAGTTGGTCCTTGGAAACCATGGCTGAAGACACGAACCCAAGGGAGTTCATCACCTTCTACACGTGGGAGGAATCGAATAGTAGCAGTGCCGTTGCCTGCTTTGTCACCTTCTAGTTTCCAGAAGCGGTCATCAGCATAACCTTTGGATTCAGTAGAAGGGTTTGCGA